GGCGACGTGAATCAGCTTGATCAAGCGCAGCCGGGTAGGATTGGACGGCGCGGTACTCACAGGCTGCCCTCCCGTTCTTCCACAACAGTGATTGCGAGCTTCTCCAGTAGGCGAATGCGGCTAGCCGTCGCCAGCAGTTCAGCGACAGTACCTGGGAGCGCTACTGATGGGCCAGACCACGGAGCTGCTGAATGCCGTCGTCGAGCAGCTGAAGGATGGCTTCGCTCGCGAGCTATCCATCGAGCTGTTCCCCGAGGACCCCAGCAAGTACCGCCTGAACCATCCCCGGGGCGCCGTCCTGGTTGGCTACGGCCGGTCGCGTTTCGGTCCGTCCGAGGCGCTCGACGCGGTCTTCCAGGCGCGCGCCATGGTTGTCCCGCTGACCCTGGTGTTCCGCCAGCTCAATGGCCGGGACGGTGTCATCGAGTACCTGGACCGCGTGCGGCTCCAACTGACGGGCTGGACAGCACCGCACTGCGACCAGGCCATGCGCCCGCTGGAAGAGCGCTTCATCGGCCAGCTGCAGGGTGTATGGCAATACGGCCTGGACATGGCCACCCATGCAACGCAATTGCAGGATTTCGGCCCCGTCAGCGGACCGCTGCTCACCGAGATCCACTTCCAAGACATCGAGGAGTCCCCATGAAACTGACCCGCTATCGCTACACCGGGCCGTTCAGCTCCGCCACCCTGCGCGTCGGTGACGGCGCCAAGGCCGAGCAGCTCGACGTGCAGTTGCACGACGGCGCTTCGGTGGGCCTGCCGGCAGACCACGAGTACACCCAGGTGCTGATTGCCCTGAAGCACCTGACTCCCGAGCTGGACGATGCGGCGCCCCCCGCTGACGCCGACGAACCCCAAACCCAGGACAGGGCCACCCGCAAGCCCAAAGGAGAGCAGGCATGAGTGCAAACTACTTGCACGGGATCGAATCGCTCGAAATCGAGCGTGGTGCGCGCCCCATCAAGGTGGTCAAGTCGGCGGTGATCGCCCTGGTCGGTACCGCCCCCATCGGTCCGGTCAACACCCTGGTGCAATCGCTCAACGAGGCCGATGCGGCTCAGTTCGGCAGCCAGCTGCCGGGCTTCTCGATCCCCCAGGCGCTGGATGCCATCTACGATCATGGCGCCGGCACCGTCCTGGTGGTCAACGTCCTGGACCCTGCGGTACATCGCACCTCGGTGCCTGCCGAGCCCCAGACCTTCGGGGACGATGACCGCCTCACCTTTTCCAAGGCGGCTCTGCTGACGCTGGACCTCAAGCCCTCGGCCGGCGGGAGCAGCTACGTCAAGGGCACGGACTACACCGTGGACATGCTCACCGGCGTGGTCACTCGCCTGGTCACCGGCAGCATCCCCGCCAAGGCCTCGGTGAAGGGCGACTATGCGTATGCCGACCCGACGAAGATCACCGCGGCCGACATCATCGGTTCGGTCGATGTCGCCGGCATGCGCAGCGGGCTGCAGCTCCTACAGGACAGCTACAACCAGTTCGGCTTCTTCCCGAAGCTCCTGATCGCGCCGGGCTTCTCGCCGTTGAATGCGGTGAGTACCGAGCTGATCGCCCAGGCCGAGAAGCTCAGCGCCGTGGCGTACATTGACGCGCCTATCGGCCTGACGCCTGCACAGGTGATTGCCGGCCGCGGTCCGGCAGGTGCCATCAACTTCAACACCAGCAGCGACCGTGTGCGTCTGTGCTACCCGCACGTCAAGGTCTACGACGCCGCGACCGATGGCGAGCGCCTGGAGCCCCTGTCCGCGAGGGCCGCCGGGCTGCGTGCCAAGGTCGACCTGGACAAGGGCTACTGGTGGTCCAGCTCGAACCAGGAGCTGCTCGGCATCACCGGCCTGGAGCGACCGCTGACCGCGCGAGTCGATGATCCGAACAGTGAGGTCAACCTGCTCAACGAGGCTGGCATCACCACCGTGTTCAACAGCTTCGGTACCGGCCTGCGCCTGTGGGGCAACCGCACGGCCGCCTGGCCGACGGTGACCACTACCCGCAACTTCGAGAACGTGCGCCGCACCAAGGACGTGATCGACGAGTCGATCCGCTACAGCTCGCTGCAGTTCATCGACCAGCCGGTGACCCAGGCGCTGATCGACAGCGTGGTCGAGAGCGTCAACCAGTTCATGCGCAAGCTGATTGGCGACGGTGCCCTGCTCGGCGGCGAGTGCTGGTACGACCCGGCACGCAACCCGCAGACCGAGCTGGAGCTGGGCCACGTGCTGTTCAGCTACAAGCTGGGCGTACCGGTACCGTTCGAGCGCGGCACCTTCGAAACCGAGATCACCGGGGAATACCTGGCCAACCTGACGGGGAGCAACTGACCATGGCGGGCTTCGCAGCACACCGCATCACCAACGCCGCCGTCTACCTGGACGGCAACAGCTTCTTCGGCCGCGCCGAAGAGATCGACCTCGGCAGCGTCAAGGCGGTTATGAGCGACTTCCAAGGCCTGGGCATGGTGGGCCTGATCGAGCTGCCGGACGGCATCGACAAACTGGAGGGCAAGATCACCTGGAACAGCCAGTACGAAGATGCCGCCCGCAAGGTGGCCACGCCGTTCAAAACCATCCAACTGCAGGTGCGCTCCAGTATCGAGGTGTACACCAGCCAGGGGCGCACCGATGAACTGCCCCTGGTCACCCTGATGACGGTGATGTTCAAGGAATACCAGCTAGGCACCTACAAGCCCCGCGACCCGACCAAGTACGAAACGCCGTTCTCCGCCACCTACATCCGCCAGGTGGTCAACGGCACCGAGACCCTGCTCCTGGACTACCTGGCCAACATCTACCGCGTCGGCGGCGAGGACCAGCTGGCCAAGTACCGTAGCAACCTCGGTCTCTCGTAAGCAGGATAACGATCAGGAGAGAAGAAATAGGACAGCCCCACGGACGGGGCGCCAGGAAGGCACAGAAGCCCCGCCATTGCGCGGGGCTTCTCTTTAAACCCGATTAAAAGCCAGCGCCACGGTCAGGCGCGATGCTCTGGGCTCCAAGCGAGCAACCGATCACTTCCCACTGATCACCAGGAGCACCACCATGGCCGACAAACTTTCGATCTCCCTCAAGTTCCCCTTCACCAACACGCTCGGTGAACGCATCAGCGAACTGCCGATTCAGCGCCTGAAGCGCAAGGACATTGCCGAGGCCCAGCGTCACACCAAGGACGAGGCTGCCCTGGAGGACATGCTGCTGGCCAAGATGACGGGCCTCACGGTGGAGGATCTGCTCGAACTGGACATCGCCGACTCCAAGGTCGTGGCAGATGTCTTTCGGGAAATGGCTGGCGGCGGAGACCTTGCTGCAGTCCTGGGACGAAACGCTGCTCCTGGTACTGCGGATGCAGCCGTCTGAGATCGCCGAGCTGACGATGGACGACTACTGGTTCTGGGTAGGCGTCGCCGAGCGGGAGATCAACCGTCGTGCCGAGCTTGCCGCACAGCTACAGCGGCGATAGCGGCAACCAGTCCAGCCAGCAGGGCCGCTACCGCCGCAAGAGGTGCCGCGGCCCCCGCCAGCAGCGGCAGCGCCAGGCAGAACGCCAGCGCGGCTCCCCACCACGGTAGATGACTCAGGCACAGCCACGCCAATGCCATGACGCCCAGGGCGATGGCCAGCCAGTAAACGGTGTGCGCCGTGCGGCGTGCGACTTTCTCGAACATGAGCGCAGCGTAGCAGAATGGCCAACGAAGTACTTGTGGGGCTCAAGATCGGGGCAGCCGTGTCCGGCACCCTGCATGCCGCGTTCGGTTCGGCGCGCTCCACCGTCCAATCCCTCGGTCGCACCACCGACCTGCTGCGTGGCAAGCAGACCGAGCTGGGGCGCTCCATGGCCATGGCGCTGGCCACCGGCGCTTCCGGGATCGGCAACCTCCGTCGGCAGTACGACCAGGTCGGCCGCACCCTTGATCAGCTCAAGCTGAAACAGGAGCGCCTCAACGCCAGCATCGCCCGCGGCGAAACCCTCAAGAATCAACGCGCCGAACTGCGCGGCCAGGCGATGGAGACTGCCGGTACCGCGCTGGCCCTGGGCGCCCCAGTGGTGCAATCCGTTCGGACCGCCATGGAGTTCAAGGACCAGGTCCGTGACATCTCCATCACCGGCGGCTTCGACGAGGCGGAGGAAACCCGGCTCAGCGAGGTCATGCGCGGCGCGGCCTTGAAGTGGAACCAGACCCAGACCGAGGTCGCCAAGGGGACCGCCGTGCTGATTGCCGGCGGCATCGCCGACGCCAAGGAGCTGGCGGCCTACGCGCCTGTGCTGGCGAAAACCGCCACGGCGACCCGGGCCAGCATGGATGACCTCGGTGCGGTGGCCATCGCCATGAACGACAGCCTGGGCATTGGCGCCGCCGGCCTTGAGCGGTCGATGAACATGCTGTCCTACGCGGGCAAGCGCGGCCAGTTCGAGCTGGCCGACATGGCCAAGTGGCTCCCCCAGCTGGCTCCCCAGTTTGCCGCCTTGGGCATCACCGGCGAACGGGCCGTGGCAGAGATCGGTGCCTCCCTGCAAATCGCTCGTCGTGGTGCAGGCAGCAACGACGAAGCGGCGAACAACTTCAAGAACTTCCTGGCCAAGATCACTGCCCCGGATACGTTGAAGTCGTTCAAGGACGCAGGAATCGACCTGCAGGACAGCATGCGTAACCTGGTCAGCGGTGGGATGACGCCCATGCAGGCCATGCTGGAGATCATCACCCGGTACATGGGTACGAAAGGCCCTGCGGCCGCCGGCCAGATGCAGAAGGCGCTGGCCCTGAAGGACGACCAGGAACGCAAGGCTGCCCTGGAGCGCCTGAACGAGGCCTACAAGCTGGGCGACCTGTTCCGTGACATGCAGGTGATGAGCTTCCTGCGCCCGGCCTTGGCGAACCGGGCCGACCTCGCGGACATTCAAAAAGGTAGCGTGGCCGCGGCTGATCAAGGGGTGCTTGATCAGGACTGGAAGAAACGGATGGGCAGCCCCAAGGAGGAGCTGAAGGCGCTGAGCGTCAGCCTGTCCGACATTGGCATTGCCGTGGGCGGTGCGCTGCTGCCCGCGATTGTCGATGTGACGCGCGCCATAGTGCCGATGGCGCAGCAGTTCAGCGCCTGGGCCCAGGAACATCCTGCGCTGATCAAGGGCGTCGTCGGCCTGGTCGGCGGCCTGCTCGCCGGGAAACTGGCCTTCATCGGGCTGCAGTACGGCATCAACCTGGTGCTCTCACCTTTCAATGCCCTCACGACCACCATTACCACGGTGTCTTCGAAGTGGACCTCGCTGCGGGCCCTGTGGCAGGCCGGTCGCTTTGCTCCCCTGGTTTCCGGCCTGGGCAAGGTCCGCGGGGCCCAGGTTGGCCTGCTGAGCGTGGGCGGCAGCGTGGTGCGTGTATCCGCCCTGATCGGCAGGGGCATGGGCATGGCGCTCTGGGCGCCGTTGAAGCTGGCTGCACAGGGGGCATTCTTGCTCGGCAAGGTCTGGGGCAGCACGCTGCTCTACGGTCTGCAGCTTGGCGGCCGGGGGTTGCTCCTGGCCGGCCGGGGTGGTCTGTTGCTTGGCCGGGTGCTTGGCGGCTCCCTGCTCACCGGGCTGCGCCTGGCTGGCCAGGCGGTACTCTGGCTGGGCCGGGCCTTGATGCTCAACCCCATCGGCCTGGCAATCACCGGCATCGCCGTCGCGGCGTACCTGATCTATCGCTACTGGGAGCCGATCAAGGGCTTCTTCTCCAGCTTGTGGTCGGAGGTGAAGGCCGGGTTCGACGGAGGCCTGGCCGGCATTCTCGGGCTGATCGCCAACTTCAGCCCGCTGGGCCTCTTCTACAGGGCATTCGCCGGAGTGATGACTTACTTCGGGATCGAGCTGCCCGGGAAGTTCACCGAGTTCGGCGGGATGCTGGTCACCGGCCTGGTCAACGGGATCAGCTCGATGGCCACCTCGGCCAAGGACGCGGTGGTCGGTGTCGGCGAGTCGGTGAAGGGCTGGTTCAAGAGCACTCTGGGGATCAACTCGCCCAGCCGGGTGTTCATGGGGTACGGCGCCAACCTCGGCGAGGGGGCCGCCATTGGCATCACCGCGCAGCAGGGGCTGGTGCGCAAGGCTGCCTTGGGGATGGCTGCTGCGACGGCGGTGAACCTGGCGCCTGCAGTGCTTGCCGCCCCGGTGGTGGCGCCGATGGCTGTTCCTTCTGCCATCCCTGATGTGATCCGCCGCCCGGCAGCGCCGCCTGTACCTGAACGCCAGAGCCCCGACCTGCAGGGGGCGGCAATGGCCCAGGCTGCGCTCAGTGGCTCGGGTATGACCGTTCACTTCTCTCCGACCATCACCGTTCAGGGTGACGGTCCGAATGTCCGCGACCAGGTCACCCAGGCCATGCAGATCAGCTTCGAACAGTTCGAGCGCCTGATGCGCCAGTACGAACAGCGCATGGCCCGGCGCAGCTACGGGGGGGATCGCTGATGTTCGCCGTCCTGGGCAATATCGAGTTCGAGATCCTCAACAGCCCGACAGGGCTTGAGCGCCGCGACTCCGCGGACTGGGCACGGCATACGCTGATCCAGGGTAAGCCGAAGCTGGAGTGGACCGGTGAAGGGCTGGAGGAGATCTCGATGGAGATCTCGCTACATGTGGCGCTGGGCGATCCGGAGGCGCGCCTGCAGGAGCTGCGTGACGCCAAGGCCAAGCATCAGCCGCTGGCGTTCGTCCTCGGCTCCGGCAACTACCTCGGGCCCTATGTGCTTTCCGACATCAGTACCACCGTGCGACGTACCAATGCCACCGGCGGTCTGTGGGCAGCGGCGGTCCAGGTCAGCCTGATCGAGTACACCGGACAATTCTCGCCGCCGCCGGCCCGCAGCGGCCTGCTCGATGCCGCGGGCAACCTGATCGCACCCTTGAGCCAGACCGCTGCCAGCGCCTCGCCAAGCCCGACGCAGCAGATGATCGGCAATGCCCGGAGCGCCGGCAACGTGTTGCGGGCCGGCGTCGACCTTTACCAGTCGGTGCGAAATGGCGGCAACCCGGCCACCGTCCTCGGCCAGGTGCCCCAGCTACTCAGCGTGACCAGCCAGGCCATCGCGCCCCTGCAGGGAATGGTGGGTGTCGCGGGGCTGCTGAAGGATGGTGCCAGCCTGGCTACCGCCGGCAGTGGTGCGCTGAGCGACGTGCAGATGGCCATCAGCAGCCTCTCGCCGGCGTCGGTCGAGAGCGTGCTGACGCAGGTCGACTACGCCACCGAGAAGGTCACCCATGCGGCCAGCCGCCTCGATGGCGTGGGCAGCCAACTCCTCGATCTGGCCGTCTCGGTCGTCACCCGGAGGGCCTGACATGGAGTACCTGGTGCATATCACCACCGAGGGCGAGCGCTGGGACCAGCTTGCCTGGCGCTACTACGGCAATCCCCACCGATATCTGCCGATCATGCAGGCGAACCCGCATATACCGCTGACCAGCGTGCTGCCGGCCAACCTGACCCTGTCCATTCCGGTCCTCGAAGCCGAGACCGCCACCGACGACCTGCCGCCATGGATGCGCTGAACCAGTACCAGGTGCCCGAGGCCTGGTACGTGCTGACCTACCAGCAACGCAACATTACCCGCGACATCAGCCAGTACCTGCTGTCGCTCACCTACAACGACTTTCTGTCCGGCCAGGCGGACGAGCTGGAAGTCGAGCTGGAGGACAGCGACGGCAAATGGCGTGACGCCTGGTACCCAGGCCAAGGCGACACCCTGGCGCTGTCCATTGGCTGGAAAGGCGGCCAGGTCCGTACCGTAGCGACCCTGGAGATCGACGAGATCGAGCTGAGCGGGCCGCCCTTCAGGGTGAGCATCCGCGCGCTGGCGGCCGGCATCAACATCGCGGTGCGTACGGATGAGCATCGCGCCTATGAAAACATCACCCTGGACGCCCTGGCCAAGCAGATCGCCGACCGCCAGCGCCTGCAGCTGGTCGGCCGTATCGAGCCGATCAAGCTGGACCGGCTGACGCAGCAGGAGTCGGACCTGGTCTTCCTGCGCAAGATCGCCGAGGAGTTCGACTACGCCTTCAAGGTGACGGGGCAGCGCCTGGTATTCCACTCCATCAGCGAGCTGGCCAGCGCCGCACCCATGACATCGCTTCGGCTCGGGGAGCTGTCCAGTGTCTCCTTGCGCGACCAGGTCAGGACGGTGCCGAAGGCGGTCAAGATTCGCCACCACGATCCGGCGAAGAAACAGCTGGTCTCCTACCACCTGGTCAACGGCGAGGTCACTGCCGTGCCCAGCAGCGCCAGCAAGGTCACCACCAGTGCCGACACCCGAAAGCGCCGCCGGCGGGTGACTTCCGAAGCCGAGGCCAAGGCCC